ACCCCCACCACCAGTGCCGCCAATATTTAAATCACCATTAGAGCCAACGCCCCCAGTCCCTCCTACAGCACTGAGAAAATTGTTATTAGTTGCGTTAGCCCCGCCAGTTGCAGACACGGTAGTGATTGACTGAGTACCAGAAGCCACACTAGATGTGCCTGCCGCAGCACCAACTGTTACTGTGAGCGTGTTTCCGGGCGTAAGACCGGTCAAAAATTTAATAGCCGCACCCCCGCCACCACCGCCACCTTGAGTGCCAGAACTCGATGTAGACCCCCCCGCACCACCTCCACCAACAATCGTCATCTTGATCGCTGTGATGCCTGTAGGAATGGTAAAAGTGCCGCTGGAAGTAAAGGCTTGTCCTTGACCGCCGGGTAGGCCCCCCACAACAGCCGCAGCAGTCAGCGTTCCGGCAATAGTGACGTTGCCCGCGTTCGTAGCGGTGATCACGTCCGAAGTTGTAGCCCCCGCATTACCCACGCCCAGCCTCACGGTACCGTCTGGAGTGGCAGGCTGATACAGCGTGAAGTTGTTGGTGGCGGTGGCGCTCTGGCCCACCTGCACGTTGTTGGTTTTTAGGGTGCTCATGGGTTACTCATACAAGATGTTGATAGAGCCCGCGTCAAACGTATCGGTGCCGCCCACAGTGGTGATGCGGACGCGGTCGAGGGCACCGGAAAGAGTGACAGCCCCAGATGTGGTTGTGGTTTCTGCGGAAAGTCGCGTAAAGACTCCAAAAGCTGTCCAAATATTAGAGCCTAACAAGCACAGAACTATGACTCCCGACATGGTGTAGGAGGCGTTACCCGTATTGGATAGCCCAAATCCGGTTGTATAAGCAGTTGCGGCAACGGTAGACGCAACAAGAGTGCCTGAGCCAAAGTAGCCCGAGGCTTGTACAGAACCGGCCCCAATTTGCAAAAGTTGTGCCGATGATCCATTTGTACTCACTCCATTAAACATCACCGTCACTCGTTTGACCCAAGATGGTATTCCAGTGAAGTTGATGCTGGTGCCAGAGGTGGACGCGACAGAAGTACCCGAGACAATATTCGAACTCAGGCCGTTGACGGCAACAGTGCCAGTGCCTTCCGGAAAAGTTAGCGTTCCATTAGTGGCCGTGGTCGGCTCTTGCAGGGTAACGCTGCCGCCGCTGCTGGAGTTGAGTTTCAAGCTCATGTTTGTCCTTTATGAAGCGCCGAGGATGTAGTGCCGCTGGGGTTTCCAGAGACTTTTACGAGACTCATGCCAGCGCCTCTTTAATCTCATCAGCCGTGGTGGCTGCGTCAATAGCCGTTTGAATTGCAGCGTATTTGTCCCGAACACCCTGCCGCGCAGATTCAGCAGCCGCCGCCTCCGACGGGATGGTGGCCTTAATATCCAAAGGAACAAACTCTTGTAAACGAGCAGCGCGGCGCATACCGTGACCGATAGCTTTGGCCTTGTCGATGTTGATCGTAATCACTCTTGGTACTCCCATGCGTCACGGAAAGTGCGGTCGGTTGGAATGTCAGCGACATCCACGATCTTGTAGGGCCGTGCAGTGGACGAGATTACGGAATTCTCGGGGCCGAACACAACGACGGGAGGAACATCCTTGGCCGCGACCCACGCAATAAACTCGTCGTCCGTTTCATCGCGGTACACAGCCTCTTGCACTAGCTCTTCTCCGTCATAGACAGCGTCAGTAACCAGCACCCTGCCGCGAGCATCGGGGGCAGGAACAATGATCGCCACTCCGCCTTCGTCAGTAGGGTAAATGATGCGTAGGTTCATGGTCGGGCCTTAGCGGAAAACGGCAACTTGTACGATTGGGTTATCTTCCGTTGCACCGGTAGATGAGCGATATGTAGCAAGCCGATAAGCAGAAGTTGTTGGTGTTCCTTGCACAGACGATCCCTGTCCGTTTGTGCCGCCAGTAGAAGAAGATGTCGTAACGGCTGCGTAATTCGCATCCGGCATCGCAGTCGTGAAGTTCACCGTGTAGTCACCAGCGCCGTTGTCCGTGATCGAACTCACATTCCCAGACGCGCGGATCGCCACAGTACCAGTGCCGTTGAAGTTCACCCAAGCACGGCAACCATAGGCAGTAGCTACGGAGCCGTAGCCGCTGTTAAACTGAAAGTTGCCGGAAGAATCAAACTCACCACGTTGAACACCATTGGTAGAAAAACCAATTCGATCGGCAGCGGGAAAGAAAACGCCGGTGTTGGTGTCGTTGCCTTGGAAGGCGGGCGTAGAGGCCGAGCCGTCAATAGCAGAGACACCCGTAGTGCCATTAAGTACAAGGGTCATGTCACAGTCCAAGTAGAATCAGAAGGCACCGTGACCGTGATGCCCGAGGCAATGGTCACCGGACCTCCGGAAATGGCGTTGTTGCCTGCGTTGATCGTTGAGGAGACGGAGATGGTGGCGGAGTTCTCTATGTACCCCTGAGCGCCTTGTACGGCGCGGACGGCGGGGTAGTCGCAGAACACATCCTTGGTGCCCGCAGAAAAAGACACCAGCGAACCGGAGTTGCTCGATGCCAGCACCGTGTCCCGAGATAGTAGGGTGCCCGAAGACGTGTACGTGCCGATGCCCACTTCCCACTCGGTCGTGGGTCCAACGATGGCGTAGTAGGTGGTGTTGGCGTTACCAATCGCCGCAAAAGACTGATACCCCGACACTGCGCCTAGCAGCGTAATGGTGCCGGTGCCTGTCGTGGTAGTCGTCTCTTTAACGCGGTCTGCTAGAACAAGTGCCATCTTCGATCCTATGTTGTGTCAACCAGAATCCAAGAATTGGTCTGGGCGGTGCCAACCGGAGTCCAGCCAGCGTCAGCGGCGGTATTTACATTTTGCCAGCTTACGCTTTGGCTGTCATCAATCAAGACCCACGGCAGCCTGACATTGCCTACGACACCCTGAGCAATCACGCCCAGAATTTCCTTGGTTCTCTGGACTCCCAAATCGCCAACTTCGGCCGTTGCCTGCGCCCCCGATAGAGCAACTCCGACAGCTTGGGCAACAGTGCCGACTTGCCCAGTAGCCGCATTGCCGGTGATTGCTTGACCCAGCGCCGTATTGACGATGCCTGCTTCTGCCGTGCCCGACACGCCAGAAAGCTCAATTGTGACGTTCGTGCCGACTGAGCCAATCTGACCGGTAGCTTGCGCCCCTGCAATCTCAATGACACGGACAACAACGCCAACTTGGCCTGTGGCCGCAACGCCAGACAAGCCGATCGTGACCGCTGGACCGACGTTACCTACTTGTCCGGTTCCGACAACGCCGTCTTCCTGCGAAGAAGTGCTGTCAGTGACGTTGCCAACTTGGCCCTGAGCCTGCACACCGGCCAGAGCAACAGTCCGTTCTCCCGTCGCTACAAAACCGGCTGCGCTGGAGGCTTGGACGCCCGTCAAAGCTATGGAAGTAGAAACAGCAACCAAACCTACCGCGCCCGTTGCCTGAACACCGGACAAGCTAATGCTAGGCGCATGAACAACGGAACCTACCGCGCCCGTTGCCTGAGCACCAGTAAGGGCAACCGTGCGAGATGTAGTGACACTGCCTACCGCGCATGTGGCGCTGTTTCCGGTAATCGCAACAGAAGGGCTCTTGCCAACTGAGCCAACCGCGCCTGTGGCTGCAACGCCGGTAAGGGCAACCGTGCGGGACGTAGTAAGGCTGCTCACCTGCCCGGTAGCAGAAACACCCGTAAGCGCCTGCGCATACTGAACACTGCCAACTTGCCCCGTGGCCGCAATACCATTCAGCGCTATAGATACAGACGCCCCGACGTTGCCGACCTGACCCGTACCTACAACGCCATTTTCTTGAGCGGACGTGCTGTCAGTGACGTTGCCAACTTGGCCCTGAGCCTGTACGCCCGTTAGCGCAATGGACCGCGTACCAACTGCTACGGAACCGGCAGCGCCAGTAGCTTGTACGCCCGTCAGGGATATAGTTGTGGTATCGGCAACAGAACCTACAGCGCCAGTAGCTTGTACGCCCGTCAGCGAAAAAGACCGCGCTCCGACCGCAACGGAACCGACTTGCCCGGTAGCCTGAACTCCAGTAAGAGCTATGGTTCTGGTGGCCGCGACTGAACCAACAGCGCCGGTAGCTGCAACACCGGTAATTGCTATGGATCGCGCTCCGACCGCTACAGACCCAACCTGTCCAGCAGCTTGAACTCCGGTAAGCGCACCCGAGGTAGAAGGCGCGACGGAACCAACAGCACCTGTGGTCTGAACGCCGGTCAACGCAACGGACCGCGCCCCAACAGCTACAGAACCTACGGCACCTGTAGCCGAGACACCGGCCAATGCAACAGAGATAGAGACGCCGGTATTACCAACTTGGCCGGTGGCTACAACGCCGTTCTCTTGAGCGGTTGTGGAATCCGTAACGTCACCAACTTGGCCCGATGCCTGAACTCCCGTGAGGGCGATAGAACGAGCACCAACTGCCACTGATCCCACAGCGCCAGTGGCCTGCACTCCGGTAAGGGCAATAGAGGTAGAAGGCGCGACAGAACCAATAGAACCTGTTGCCGCAACTCCCGTGAGCGCAACAGATGTGGATACGCCAACCGAGCCAACTGCCCCTGTTGCTTGAACACCCGTGAGGGCGACGCTCTGAACGCCAATAGGCGTGACATTTCCTGCGTTACCTGTGGCCTGAACGCCTGTCAGGGCAACTGAGACCGAAACCCCGGTGTTGCCCACCTGCCCCGTACCGACGACCCCGTCCTCTTGTGCAGTAGTGGAGTCGGTAACAGAGCCGACTGCACCGGTGGCCTGAACTCCAGTCAGCGCAATTGAACGCGCCCCGACGGCAACGGAGCCGACTTGTCCGGAAGCTTGAACTCCAGTCAGCCCAACAGCCAGCGTCCTGCTAACTGACCCCACCGCTCCGGTGGCCTGCACCCCCGTAAGCGCGACCGATGTAGATACGCCCGTGTTGCCAACTTGGCCCGTGCCGACAACGCCGTTTTCTTGGGCGGTTGTTGAATCCGTGACATCGCCAACTTGCCCGGATGCCTGAACACCACTGACAGCGACAGAGTTGGAAACACTCAGCGTACCAACGCTGCCGGTAGCTGCAACACCCGTCAGCGCAATAGAACGAGCGCCAACTGCCACAGAGCCCACGGCCCCAGTTGCCTGAACCCCCGTAAGGGCTACAAAGTTGGAAGCTGCTACAGAGCCTGTTGCTCCTGTAGCCACAACACCCGTAAGAGCGACGGAACGAGAGACGGTAACCGTGCCTACCGCGCCGGTGGCTGCAACGCCAGTGATTGCAACAGTCTGAACACCGATGGGGGTGACCGTTCCTGCCGTACCCGTAGCCTGCACTCCAGTGAGTGCAACAGTGACAGAAACTCCGGTATTGCCTACCTGACCGGTGGCTACGACACCGTTTTCTTGCGCAGTGGTTGAGTCAGTGACATCGCCAACGGTGCCCGTAGCTGCGACACCCGTAAGAGCAATAGACCGCGCACCAACAGCCACAGAGCCGACTGCACCCGTAGCTGCAACCCCCGTGAGAGCGACAGAGGTTGAAACCGCAACAGAGCCGACCGCTCCAGTAGCCGCAACACCCGTAAGAGCGACGGAATTTGTGCCACTAACAGAACCGACCGCTCCCGTTGCCTGTACGCCCGTGAGAGCAACGGTAGTAGAGTCAGCAACAGACCCTACCTGACCGGTGGCAGATACACCGGTAAGAGCAACGGAAGTAGCAGGCGATACTGTACCAACCGCACCAGTAGCAGTTACACCGGTGAGGGCAACAGTAACAGGTCCCCCGCCCGCAAGCGAGCTAAAGGGGACGTCTGAAAACGGGGCGTTGCTAAACATCCGCTACACGGGGGTTCGCCCCGTGCCCCGTTACGCGATTCGAATCAGTGCGTTCGTCGCGTCGTTAGTCGGCATGGTCAGGGTGAACGTACCAGCGGTCACGGTCTGCGAACCGAAGGTATGAGCGCTCACCGCACGGTTGGTCTGCGAGTTGTTGTAGACCAGCACACAGTCAAACGCAGTGCTCAGCGTCACGTTGGTGTACGTGAAGCTGGCCGTGGGCGTGGTAAACCCAGTCGTGCCCGACGTGGTCGGAGCACTAAAGCTAGTAATCGCAACGCCGCCAGCGGTGTAGTTTGTGCCCGTCACTTCACCCGTGGAGCTGTACGCGGTGGTGGTAGCGTTGACCGTTGCCGAAGCAAGATACAGCGCGGCCTTGAACGAGTCAGCGGTGTTGATGGTACGCGCCGGGTTGGTGGCGCTAAAGTTGTGATACGCATTCAGCAACTCGCCCTTGAACGAGGTTGCCATTGCTTGGGTATTTGCCATGATAGAACTCCTTATCGGTTAGGCCAGCATTGCGGCTACGCCATCTGCAAAGACATTTTTCTTGAGCGTCACATGGACGGAGCGGTGAACCAGTTCACCCTCATGCCAATACTCAACCCAAGCCGTATTTTCGTGGTCATTGTCCACGAAACCTTCCCTCTTTTCAAGGAGAGATTCTTCCATTTCGCCTTTAGTGGTCGTTACAAGAGCCATGCGCACCTCACTGTGTTACGGGGATAACAGAACCTTCAAATAAGTACGTCCCGGAATGGCCCAAACGTACCCACGGAGCAACATGGATTTTAAGCCCATGCTGTCTGCACAAGCGGCAGAAGGCGTAGTCTTCAGAAAGCTGCTTCCCCGTCTCCGGGTCCTTCATCAGGAAGAAGAAGCTGTGGATTTCTGACTCACTGTTGCTGTCGATGTACTTCTCAACATGCGGGGCAAGGCCCTCAAAAACATGCTTCTTGATGAGCATGAACCCCGTACCCGCCCCAAACACTTCAACCGGTTCGTTGCGCTTGACGACACGCTCTTTCTCATAGTCCACCAAGTTCACCACCAAAGAGCCGGTGTAGTTGGTCAACTCTTCTGGCTTGGCCCCCTCAAGAGCCTTCTGATGCACCATGTGCCAGTTGATCTCTTTCTTCGGGTAGATGCCTGCAATGACATCCTTGTCCGCCTTCATCATGGAGACAATATCAGCAGCATCAAACTTGATGTCCGCGTCAATGAACAGCATGTGCGTGAAATCGTTGGTCAGGAAGATGTGGGCCAACTGATCCCGCGCACTCGTAATGAGACTATTGTTGTAAATGTAGGCGAAGGACGCGCTGATCCCATTGGCCTGAAGCGTGGGGATGATTCCCAGAGATGACCGAGCATATTCCCCGGAGCACATCCCGCCGTACATAGGAGTCGCAATTAGAAGTTTCATGCAACGCGGATGATTGCGGATGTGTTGGTGGCTGCGGGGAACTGCACCGTGAACGTCGTCGTGGAAGTCTTGTCGCTTCCAAAGTCCAGCACACACATAGCCCCATTATCGCCGGGCTTGTAGATGAGCGCACCGCGTGCTGTAAACGCTGCGGTCCACGAGACATTACTGAACGAGATGTAGGCCACCGTCCCGGTGGTCCCGGTTGTCGGGGTCACAGTTACCGTCAGAGGCTCCCCACCTGCGGTGTATCCAGACGCAACCACCTCGCCCGTCGTGGTGTAGGCCGTGGTTGTGTAATCGAACGAGGCTGCGTTGGTGTACAGGGCGATGTAATAGGTATCGACATCGAAGTCGAAGGTGCCCTTCATCAACCCCGTCTTGAACGTGTTGCAGGCAAAGTTACCTGTGAAGGCCATCAGGCAACTCCGTTATTCTGCGGCAGGGGCATCAGACGAGCCTGACCACTGCGATATGCATCGCTGCGCTCCAGACCATCACCCAGACGCTTGGCCTGCGACAGAGCCTCGCTGTACCTCTGGGAGTACAGGGCCATCATGTCCGTCTCACCCTTCATGTAGGTGTACGCCTCCACCAGCGAACCGTAGAGCAGCACCGTGTCGAAGTTGTCACCCAGCCAAGTCTGGCCGTCCGCAGCGACCGTAATCGACTCCGGATAGAAGAAGTAGTGAAGCTCCACCACGTACGCTGCATCGGGCGTGGGACCAAGGATAAAACTCAATTCATCGGTAAGCGCAGGTGGTGACCCTGAAGTGGTCGTGGGGCCAAACAGCGCGTAGTACTTGGGGATGCCGACGCTGGTGGTCGGGTTCGGGTACGCCTGCCGGATGAAGCTCACATCCTTGTTGAGCAGGTACTCGTAGTTCCCAGAGGCATCAATGACCGCCATGGAGTACACGGCAAGAAAGTCATCTGGGCAAGACAGGTACTTGTTCGACGTGCTCACCGCGCCCGTCACGTTCTTACGCAAAGACGGGAACTGCACCGTGTTGTAGATGCGCTGCTCGGCCTGCTTGATGAACGTGTTGATGATCGACGGCGTCGTCGAGTAATCGAACGTGTTCTCAGTGTAGTCCTGAATAGCGGTAACCAACGCGGCGTAGTTCATTTAAACCTCAAGCCATAGGCCCGCGAGCCATCACACCTTTGGTAGCCGCGCCAGTGCCACGAATCTTGATGCCCGAGGTCTTCACCCCGTCGTATTCGTTTGAACGCTCGTTAGCCACGGAGACGTTCTTCTTGAGCGCTTCCTTGACCGGCATCTGGCCCACAACAGGAGCCGCCATCTTCTTGGGTTGCTTGTACGTTGCCATATCAGCCCCCCTTGCGACCGGTGCTGCGCTGGTTCATGACCTTAGCCATGTTGCGCCCGTACTTGAGCATGTCGGCGTTGGTCTTGCCACCCGCCTTCATCTTCGTCGGCTTCTGGCCGGGGTGCATGTTCTTTTCGTGCTTTCGCACGGCGGTCTTTCCGTCCATGATCGACTCCTTATGTCGTTGCAACCGTGACTGCGCCAATTTGCACAGACAACACTAGATTGTTAGGTGTCAGTGCTGCATCAAAAAACGATGATCCACCTACGGGATTCCATCCCCACTGGATAACCCGGCTACCCCCCGTAGTGTAACCATCAGGGCCTGTACCGGCAATCTGATATGTACTGTCCGGGCGGGGGTTCCTGAGCGCCTGTGGGTCGTCTACAGGGTACATACCCAACTGAAGCTGCGGATGGTCCGGGTCCCAGCACTCGTGGCAAACCAGCAGTTGATACCGCTTGGTCTTGACGATCTCGGTCTTGAGCTGGGACAGCTTAAAGCGCTGCCCGCAGCGATCACACATGGCAATCGCGTTCTTACCGGACGCGAACCGATTCGCCATTTAGGTGGTGCTCCCGATATACGCCCGGCGCGGAACAAACCGTACGGCGGCCTTCTCGCGGTCTTCCTCAGCGGCCAGCGCCCACGCTTCGTCGTATTGCTGCTTCAGCACGGGCATGCGCGCCTCAGCCCCCGTAACCTTCATCGACAGGTAGTAGGCCAGTCCAGCCACCATGCAGGGGATGAACCGGAACGGCATGTCCATGGTGTTGGTGCCGTTGCCCGCGTCTTGGATGCGGCGCAGCCGCCAGTAGACGAGCTGGTAGGTCTGAGAGCTGTCCGGCACAGGCCAGACAGTGAACTGCGGGGTGTTCAGGCGCTCAATCCAAATCTGGATAGGCCGGGCCTGCTGGAGCTTGTTGGGGATCGTGGCGTAGGTCGAGACGCTGATCCGGGTGATGGTCAGGTCAGCCTGCGTGGCGGCATTCCCAGCACCGGTACGGATGACGTGTTCAAGAAGATCAACCGTGTCGGCAGGCAGGGTGTAAGTTGCCACTCCCGGAGTCAGGGTCTGCGTGCCCTGCTCGAACGTCCACATGTTGATGCCACGGTTGGCCCAGTCAGCGAACATTAGGTTCAAGGACCGCCGAGCGGTCTTGAGGTCATAGCCCGTGCGTAGTTCTGAGCCGCAACGCTCAAACGCCTCTTCAACGATCTCGGAGAGGTCGAGGTTAAAGCTTGAGGTCCCAGAGGTTGCCATTATCGATGCCTCGCCGTTTTTGCCGCCACTTTAGGTGGCTGCTTTACGAATTGTTTTCCGGCGGCTTTGCCCGCTCTTTTGGCCCGGGTTGTAGCAGCGTATTCAGACGGAGTGAGACTTTTAATAGCAGCCTCCGGAAGATACCGTTCACCTGTGTCAGAAGAGCGTTTGCCACTTTTAGTCCTCCACTTTTGAGCGGTCCAGTCCTTGAGCGATTGCTGTGGGGCTTTCAATCTCGATAACCCCCGCCCTTGGCCTTGTACTTCTTAGCCAAAAGCTGCGCTTTTCTCGCGCTCCACTGGCCTGCTGCGGTGCCCTGTACCGCCTGAGACTTGATGGACTCAAACAGCGACTTGCGCATACCGGGCTTGGTGTAATTCCCAGCCGCGTTGACTTTGCCACCCTCAGCATATTCCGTAAAATCCGTGTCGTCTCTCCGGGATTTACGGACTCCCTTGGGCATCTTGCTACGGGCGATAGCGCCCATGCCACGGCTGGCCATCATGGTTACACCATCTTCCCACGGGTCTTACCCCGCTGGGCGCAACCATCGGCGCGGCTAGAAGCGGAACCGCCTTTGGCCATAGCCTTCGGGTTACGCGGAGCGGAACCGCCGTCAATATCTTGCGGGGGCGGGAGGCCAGAATCCTCCGTATAGACGCCGCGCTTGATACCCCGGGGCTTCTTTTTGGCTTGAAGTTCGTCGTACATGTTAGTCCTTAGCAGGATTTGCCGCCGTAGGCCATTTTGACCATCTTGCCCTTGGTCTTGCCTTTAACGGCAATGCCGTCCTTGCTGGGAGCAGCGGTCTTCACGGCGCCCATCTTGGTCATGCCGCCTTTGGCCATCTTGGCCTCGCCCATCTCATGCTTGATCATAGATTTGGGAGCGCCCTTCTTTTTCATGAAGGCCAGCTCTTTGCCAAGCATCGCTTTGGATTCTTTCATATCACCACCTTTTGCAAAAAGTTCAGACTTGCCCTGATCAGTTTTAGGGCGGTTGATTTTCTGAAGATCAGCGCGGCCACTTGTGCCCTTACCAAACTTCAGACCTTTGTCAGCCTTCATAAACTCTTGGCCGACAGATTGGGGGACCCCCGTCCGCTTTGCAGCGGCTGGGTTATTGGCGACCATCGCCATCAGGTTGTGCTGCTTCTTACTCGTGCTCGGCATCGTCTGCCTTCTTGCGCCAAAGCGTAGAAAACTCTTTCCCGGTAGCCATCTCGTAGATGCGCATGACACCCACGATAGCGCCGATCAGACCAAACACCGGGGTAAGAATCTGCAAGAACGAGCCAATCGCCGTGAACAC